TTGGTCTCTTTTCATTAAAATAACTTTTAAAAAAATAGTTTATTCTTGTATTCAATAAATATATAAATATTAAATAACTTATTAAAAATGGTATTTGTTTGTAAATAAGTAAACAAGTAATAACGACTGAAAAATTATTTCCAAAATAACCTATTGAATCAAAAAAATTTATATAATCATCTTCTAGCATATATTATAACTAATTAAAACAATTTATAATTAAAATATAATTAAATCATTTAAACGTATTTTAATAATTTAATTAATGCCAAAAATATATTCAACCACAACAAGTTTAGTTATTGTCGAGTCGCCAGCAAAATGTAAAAAAATAGAAGAATATTTAGGTCCTGGTTATAAATGTTTGGCTAGTTTCGGTCATTTGAGAGAACTTTCTACAATAAAAAACATAGACATAAATAACAATTTCCAACCAACTTTCAATATTATTGATAATGCTTTAAAAAAGAAACAAATTGAATTGTTAAAAAAAGAAATATCTGTTTCTGGTGAGGTAATACTAGCAACAGATGATGATAGAGAAGGTGAAGCAATAGCGTGGCACATTTGCCAACTATTTAAGTTAAATATTGATAAAACCAAACGTATCATATTTCACGAAATTACAGAATCCGCGTTACAAAATGCTATACGAAACCCAAGCAGGATAAAAATGGATATCGTTCATGCTCAACAAGCAAGACAAATATTAGATTTATTAGTCGGGTTCAAAGTTTCACCAATTTTGTGGAAATATATTTCTATAAATAAAAACAATTCTCTCTCTGCTGGTAGATGTCAGACACCATCTTTAAAAATAATTTATGATAATTACTTACGAATCAAGAATTCCGAAGAAAAAAAGGTATATAACGTAACTGGTTTTTTTACAAATAATAATATTCCATTTGTTTTAACACCTGAGAACAAATATGAAACAGAAGACGATATAGTTAATTATTTAACGGGTGCTTCAGAATTTAATCATGTGTATACGTGTTCGCAACCAAAACAAATATTTAAAAAACAACCTGAACCTTTTACTACTTCAAAAATTCAGCAAACAGCAAGTTCCGAATTACACTTTTCACCGAAAGAAACGATGCGGATGTGTCAAAATCTATATGAGGCTGGTTATATAACATATATGAGAACAGACAGTAAGACATATTCAAAAGAATTTATAGATTCTATTAAGGAATATATTTTGCGAACGTATGGTGATAATGAGAAATATATGAATGAAAATATAGATTTATTAATAGCAAATAGAGAGAAAACAGATACTAATGTGGAAGAAGAATCAAAAAAAGCAAAGAATCAAAAGGTTAATAATATTAAACAAGAAGCACATGAAGCAATAAGACCCACTAAAATTGGAATCAAGACGTTACCTGAAGATTTTGATAATAGAGAGAAAAGACTGTACAAACTTATATGGGAAAATACAGTTGAAAGTTGTATGTCCCCCGCATCTTTTCTCTCTATAACTGCGAATATTACTTCTTATAATGAAACAAATTTTAGATATACTAGCGAACTTATTCACTTTCCAGGCTGGATGATTGTTTCTAATAAATATTCAACTGACAACAAAGAATATCAATATTTACAAACATTAAAGCAAAATTACAATATCCCTTATAAAAAAATAGTAAGCAAAGTAACTATAAAAAACACCGTATCGCATTATACAGAAGCAAAATTGGTACAAATTTTGGAAGAGAAGGGAATAGGAAGACCTTCTACTTTTTCCATGTTAGTAGACAAAATTCAAGAAAGAGGATATGTTAAAAAAGAAGATGTAAAGGGTAAGTTAATTGAATGTAAAGATTATGAATTAGAAAACGATGATATATTTGAAATAGAAACAAAGAGAGAATTTGGAAATGAAAAAGGTAAATTAGTTATACAGCAGTTAGGAATAATAGTAATGGAGTTTTTGGATACACATTTTAATGAGCTTTTTCAATACGATTATACGAAAAATATGGAAGATGATTTAGATAAAATATCTAAAGGAGAAAAAATATGGCACGAATTATGTAAGGACTGTAATTATAAAACAGATGAACTAATTAGTAATATAAATTTAGAGTCAAAACTAAATATAAAAATTGACGATACAAATTCATATATAATTGGAAAAAACGGACCTGTAATTAAATGTAATGAAGTTGTAGATGGAAAAGAGTGTGTTACTTTTAAATCGGTCAAAAAGGATATTGATATACATAAATTAGAAAACGGCGAATATAAATTAAATGATATAGTAGAAACAAACACAAATGTTAAACAAACTCAAAATATTTTAGGTAAGTATGATAATGAAGATGTTATTTTACGAAAAGGTAAATTTGGACTATACGTCACATGGGGAACGAACTCAAAAACACTAAAGGAATTAGGAAATAGACCTTTAGAAAGTATAACGTTCCAAGATGTAGAACAATATTTGAGTGAGGGTAGTAATATCATTAGACAAATATCTGATAATATAACTATAAGAAAAAGCCAAAAGGGAGATTATATATTCTTTAAAACATCAAAAATGAAAAAACCGGCATTTTATTCATTATCAGGATTTAAAGAAGACTATAAAAAGTGTGACATTAGTGAGTTAAAAAATTGGATAAAGGAAACACATAACATATTTTAATAATATGAAATGGTTTAGGATTTTAACTAAAAATTGGATTAAATATATTATATTTTCTCTCTATTTGAGGAGACAAAACTGTAAATTCCAACATGAAAGAGTAATCAAAGTTACTAAAATTAACTAATTGACCATTATGGTATCTAAACTTAATTTTGAGTCTTCTTATTCTCTCTGCTGGTGGTAAAAAGAACTTTCTTGGTTCATGATCACTATCAAAATACTGTGAAAGCGGTGTTGCTGGAATAGCAATTCTAGCAAACGCGGCATTAGCAACACCATTTGTTTCATTTGTTTGGGCAGTAAATTTACTTAAATTATATGGAGATGTTTCATCTATACAATTTAGTCCATCAATTTCCATGTAAATATAAGCAGGACCCATAAAATTAATTTTTAATGGTGCGCTTATATAACTAACTTGACAACCCGGTAAATTTGTATTAGGTAGCAACCAATATCCATTATCCCCAGCTGTAAGAATATCTCCAAAGAAAAATCTAGGTGTTTGAGCACTTTGTATAGAAACCATGTCTGCTCTAGGTAAGCCTAAAAAAAATGGTAATCCCCAATTGCTATAATCTGGTAACTGATTTCTAGTAGCACATTTTAAATTGCTATTATTTAAAGCATCAACAATTTCCGTGGAAGTATTCGTTAAAACAAAAACACTACTAGCATTACCAAACCACAAATTTTGTTGAACATTATTATAAACGACTTGAAAATCAATATAACCACCTTGATTATTAAATTGTTCTAATAAATCTGTGTAACCTTGTGATGTAAAATATGTGGTTATAACTTGCGTTACAGCATAATTAAATCTATTTGTTAGTTCAGTTGTTATAAGGTCTGGAGAATAAAACCCATCTGATATATTAAAAGAGTAGTTGTTATTAGCATTATAATATAATGCTTCAAAAATAGCATTTTGAAGGGGGTCACTAATGTTATTTGCGCCAGGATTAAATGGATTAGGTATTTGAAAAGTCATAGTCGTATTACCATTTAGCTCTGAGAAAGTATCATAATTTGCGGGAAAAGACCAATTTGATAATTTAACTGCTAATACATTTACATAATCATCTGGCATTTCTATTTCAAATTGCGCAGCATTCGGATACTTTGTAATATCTCGGTCTTCAGAATGTATAGAGATGTATTTTCTATAAAAAAAATAATCATTCGCATTATTAATTATCGGATGGTTGCCGCTAACATTATTTGATAAAGGAACAGGATAAAAACTACTTGAACTGGATTTATTTGAACCAGATTTATTTGAAGAAAAATTATTCAAATTCATAATAATAGTAGTAGTATATTAATATTTATATTAAAATAACAAAAAAACAATTAAATAATAACCTTTATTTATATATTATATGTCTTTAATTTCATCTGCGGCAAATTATGGAGGAGTTGCGCCATCAACAACAGCTTTTGTAAAACAATTTTATATTTCACCATCTGCTCTGTTTAATATAGGACGTTGGATAAATAAAACAATAAATGGAATGTTATATATTACTCCTGCCAATACAAGTACCAGCGTTTATATTAATCAAAACTTATATGTAGGAGGTTCTATCACAAATCCATCTGACATGAAATTAAAAGAAAATGTTGTTCCATTATCAGATGAATACTGTGATAATATTTTAAAAATAACACCGATTCAATATAATTTGATAAAGGACCCAACAAAAACTAATTATTTTGGTGTTTCGGCTCAAGAAATAGAAGAATATTTTCCAGAATTAGTAGTAAATAACGTAACTAAGGTAAATAATGGTTCTCATCAAGAATCATTTAAGTCTATTAAATATTTAGAATTAATACCAATACTAATTACAAAAATACAAAATATGCAGAAAAAAATAGATGATTTAGAATTAAAAATAAATGGTTCTTCTACATAAATAAATATTAAATAATTTATATAATATTTATAAAATATATATATGGATACTTGGTATACATCACTTTATAAAGGATTTATTATAACATCAGTTTTACTTTTTTTAATATCGCTTGGAACAACAGGACAAACAAATATTGGTGCTGTAATAGCAGGATTTTCTGTTTTGACAGTTAGTATTTTAATGATAATGACAGATTTATTAACAGCTGTTGTTCCAAACTTGAGAGGGGCGTCTATGTTTAAATCATTTTTATCGGTTCTTCTAACAGCAGGTCCTTTTATATTTATGTTGGGAATAATAGGTTTTGTAATATATTTATTAGTAACTTATATGGATGAAATTATATCAGGTCATGTATCTAGTACTTACGGTTCAATTAGTAATTCACTTATAGTTATATTTTTGGCTCAAATTTATGTATTATACACCGCAATTACTTCAGAAAGTTTTATAACAACTAAAAAAGTAAATAAATTGAGTTCGATGGTTCTTTATTTACTAAATATTATCGGTGTTGTTTGTACTATAATTTTGATAACAGTATTAAAATATTACACAACAGATGGTTAATATTATAATTATTAATGTATTGATTTATTGATTTATTGATTTATTTTGATAAACTTATATGTTAAGCCATATTGTGCTTGTGTTTCCCAAATACCTGATATTTTAAGAATAAATCGATTATTATGCTTTGGATTAATTTCACCAAATATTTTTATATTTCCATTCTTTAATTGTTCATAAATTTTGTACTGAGGTTGTTTATTATCCAAGTTATACTTTTTCAGTATATTTTCTTCAATTATATTTATTTTATTTATCATCTCCTGATGTGTATTAATGTTAAAATTACATTTATATTTGTTATAATATTTTTCTAACATTATAT